ATTATCTTTCCGACAAGGCCAACGATGGTTGTCGCAAACCCAAAAACCTGCTGTCCGGCAAAGACGGCAGCAATGATCGGGATCAGAATGTCGAGATGCTCCGCCAAGCCTTTCAGCAGTTCGATGATAGGCGACAGTCCTGGGATCGCCTGTTCTACCCCGTCAAGGAACGCTTTTGCGATCTGCCCTGCGGTATCGATTATCGCCGGCATGTTATCTATCAACGCGCTGGCAAGCTGTGCAATGATACTTGCGGCAGACGCTCCAATGGTCGGCCCGTTGTCGATCAGCGCCTGGGCGAGCGTTGATGCGGCTTCTTTTGCAGTTTCAATAAGCTGGGGGATGTTCTCTGACAGGTGGGACAGGAGCGACGCAAGCAGTTCAGCTGCTGCTGAGTACATCGTCCCAACGTTGGTTATGATGGCATTTGCTATGGCGGTTACAATCTCTGCGCCAGACGCACCAAGTTCATCGACGTGCTCGCTGATCGATTTGGCAAACGACGATACGAAGGTGGATGCAACATTAACTATCTTAGGGACGACTTCCCCAGCCATGACGGCTATCTGGGCAAATGCATCGCCTGCTGCCTCAGCAAGACCTTCGAAGCCATTCTCCTTGTAGGCATCGTTCATGCTGTTGACCATGTCTTTAAAGGCAACAACAGTGTCTTTCGCGGAAGTCTGGACGTCTTGGTACAGCGTCAGGGCAAGCCCTTCAAGGGAGCTTTTCAGAATGACGATCTGCCCTTGCAGATTGTCGTTCATGGTCTCAGCCATCTGTTCGGCAGCCCCGTCGCATCCGTAAATCGCATCCGTCAGGGCGTTGTAATCTTCTTCAGACGAATTGACGATGGCAAGCAATCCAGCCATTCCTTGCCTGCCTGCGAGGGTGGCGGCGTACTGTGCTTTCAGTGCGCCTTCTGCCCCAAATGCCTTGTGATACAGTTCTTCTGTGGCCTTGTTATACTTTTCCTCGGTGATCGCACCAGATTCAAACTGGGAGTCAAGGTCAGCAAGAGCGGCCGCAAATTCCTCCTGCGGCATTTGGATATTTCCAAACGCTTCACGGAGGTCTCCCATCACATCTTTCAGGGATTTTACGCCACCTTCTCCATCTTCAAGAGACAGATTAAGATCGCTCATGGCTTCAGCGACCTGGTCAGTCGGCTTCGCCATGTTCGTGATGATATTCCGGAGTGCGGCGCCGGCCATCGTAGACTTGATTCCGGAGTTCGCCATAAGACCGAGTGCAACAGCAACATCTTCAGCCTTATATGCCATCGCTCCGGCAACGGGTGCGACATACTTGAACGATGTGCCGAGCAGCGACACATTCGTATTCGAGTTACTGGATGCGGCAGCGAGGATGTCTGCGAAATGAGCACTCTCCTCGGCCTTCATTCCGAATGCTGTAAGAGCATCTGTTACGATGTCAGATGTCGTGCCAAGATCTTCACCTGCAGCAGCGGCAAGGTTCATGACGCCTTCAATGCCGTTGAGCATGTCTTCCGACTTCCAGCCTGCCATCGCCATGTATTCAAATGCCTGGCCTGCTTCTGTTGCGGAGAACTTAGTCTTCGCACCCATCTCCATGGCCTTTGCATTGAGCTCGGTCATCTGGTCACCGGTTGCTCCGGAGATTGCTTCGACCTTTGACATCTGGGCTTCGAAGTCAGAGCCCATCTTGACTGCGGCTGCTCCAAGGCCGGCAACAGCGGTCGAAACTCCTGCAATGATCTTTGCAGTGGTCCCGACCGCTCCTTTTGCAAGGCCTGCTATCTTGCTGGCTCCGTTGTTGAAGCCGTTCGTATCGATCTTTGTATCGAACTTCAGAGTGCCATCGTAAGCCAAAACAATCACCCCGCCTTTTAGGCGGACAGCGGTTATCGGCACATGATGGCACTACTTAACTGTCTGTCCTTTCTCAATCCTGATTTCAAATTCTTTCTTGCAGTTTCTTCCTTTACAGGTTACATGAACACCTTTGCAATCAGCCTTGCTGCCATAATACACAGGCATCTTGTATCCGCAGTAAGGGCATCGGACCTGCATCTTTTTATCGTTCATGAATGTCGTCCCTTTAACAGGCTGTCAACATCACCGCCGTTCTTGAGGGCTTCGATCAAAGCATTGGATTCATCGTATTCTTTCTGCGACATAGGCAGTGCATGGATCGACTTCATCTTGTGCAGGAAGTTCTTCTCGCTTTTCGACATATCGCTTGTTATCTTTGCTGTCCTGTATCCCATGATCTTGGCAAACTCACAGTTGTGGTCAAGTCCTTTGAACATAGCTCTGAACTCCCACCAATGAAGATCTCTCACAGTAACAAGGTTAACACCGTACTGCTGCAGAAACGCAGCATAGATATACTCATCGTCATAATCAAACGAGTATGCTCTTTCATGAGGTTCGTAGCAGTCGTCTTCCTCTTTTTCGCTGTTGTCGCTAGCCAGCTTCCTTTCCTTGTCCGTTCTGCCGCACGTGTAAAACCATATGATCGCTTTGATGACATCTTTTGCATCGGCCTCTCCGTCAATCCCATACGGGAAGGCCAGGTCGATTGCTGCCACTGCTTTGTCGACAGGCTTTACAGAATCGTCCTGCATGAGCAGCTCAAACAGCACCCATGTCCTGAAGCCGGTTTCAATCGGATATACAGCCTCGCCTATAGCAACCTCATCAGGAGGGGTGTCTATCAACAGATTCATCATGTCCTCCGGGCATACTGCTTATTGAACTTGTTCCTTTTCTGATTTGCCCTGCGCTGTTCCCTGTTCTGAAGTCTGCTGACTCCGTACTTGTTGGAGATAGACTGAAGCTGTTCGTCAAGTTTCTGTCTCTGCGACGTAACTATAGCAAACGCCTCCATGTGATCATCAAGGCGGCATTTTCCTCCGAAAACAGCTTTTGCAGTCCCTTCGCCAAACAGATCATCAAAGAACTTGTCCACGTATTTGCACTGCTTGCGCATACTATCGGCAGATGACAGACCATCATACTGCGTGGGTTCCTGGATCTTTTCTGCTATTTCTGTGCAAAGGTTTTCAAACTTCTCCATGACATCTGCGTCCATGAGATCAAGTTCAAGATCGATTCCGTTGATGCTGATTACGCCCATTTCTTCCCTCCGTTATTTATCAGGCTGCTGCTTCTGTGAACCTCTTCGTAGTCGTGTTGAACGTACCGAGAACCGGGTCGCCGATCGTGTTCAGGTTTCCAGACAGGGACATCTTCTTCTCGCCGGTAATCGAAGAAACCTCAACAGCAACCTTGAACTTCCTTGCTTCGAAGGTGTTCGTGCCGGTTGCGGGGTTCCACAGTTCTACGCGGCAGTATTCTGTTTCTGCGTCAGCGCCGATGTAGTGGTTCCTCCCGATCGTGTAGATGAAGTCGATTGCCTCCTCATCAGCGATCTGTTCGGCCTCGTACGGGAACGACGTTTCGTAACCAACTACCGATGTGGTAGACGACTTGTCGTTAACGTACTGGACGGTATCTGTCTGGGCATTCGGTTCCTCGTCAAGTGTCGTGAAGCCGGCTCCCATGAGCACCCAGTTAGGCGATGCCTCTGTGCCAACATTCAAGTAGTCGGCATACTGGTATCTCTTAATAACATTTCTTCCCATCAGTTTCTAAACCTCCTTGTAATAATTCAGCTGAAGCTGTATCTGGTATCTTGCGCTTCTCATTGACGCATCAAAAATGTACCCGGGAGACATTACTTCAAGCTCCTGCGGATAACATCCTTCAGGCATTTCAGGGTAGTTTCCGACCCTGTCCTGCTCATTGACCCATTCGGCAAATTGTTCATAGAACGTGCTGTTCTGGATATTCTGAAGGCGGTCCATTGTGTAGAACTCCCTGCTGCCAAACGTGAACTGGTACACCATATCGGCATCCCCGTTCACGTACTGTTTGACGACCGGATTGAAGACACCTGTTTCAATCAGGTACTCCATAGGCTCGTCTCCAAGGGCGTCTACTCTGAAAACACCTTCGTCCAAAAGCGGGCACGCCATGAAGTACGCTGTGATTCCTTCAATTATCGAACTAACCATTCCTGAAATGCTTCACCCCTTTCAGTATTGCCTCCTTGTGCGAAGCCTTCATCCTTTCAAACCATTTGCTTCCTCGTCTCGGGTCATACCATCTGCTCTGTGCGGTCTCGTAGTACTGCGTGTGGGCATACGGGGCGATCTGACGCACCTCACCACTTCCTATCACAGTGCCAAGTGTTGCGGAACGTATGAGCGTTCCTGTCCGTTTCGGCGTGAGCGGGTCGCAATACCTGATCACTTCGCTGTCGACAAATTTCTGGGCAGCAGTGAACTGTGCCCCTCTTTTGCTCGCAAACGTCGGGGACCATGTGAGCCCTGCACTGTTTCCAGGCTGGTTGACTTTCGGTGCCATAGCAGCCTCCTTTCAGTCGTCGCAAGCCAGGCTTATTCAATCCTGAGATCTGATCCGGGTTCCCAATCAGGGTTCATCAGGGTCATCAGCTCGCATATCTTCTGCTTGAGCATCTTGTTCTCGCTCATGAGCCGTTCATTTTCTTCCTTGAGGCTGTTTGCCTCTTCTTCAATGTCTGGCGGATCATACAAAGGATTCCCGTCCATATCGACGATCCTGTAGCCGAGAGCTTTGTACTCGGCCTTCTTCTCTTCAGGGATGAGGATGGACCTGTTCCTCTTCATAGCCCTCAGCATAGTTGTCTCCTTTCTCAGCCGATCCCGTTGATCCTCCAATGCTGGACTCTCCTCGTTCCATGCACTGTGTTGTCTGCGAAGCTCATGACACGTACGACCTCAATATCTGGATCAGGCAATAAACCGGTCTCATAAAACGAATCGTCAGTCTCAACAGCTCCTATGGCAATTACGCCGCTTTTCTGGATAGTCCAATACTGTGCTGCTTCTTCCCTTGTCAGCTTCGCATAATCCTTTGCATCGATGTACCTTTTCCCGCCAGTCTTTGCCGTTACGGGGATCCGTATGACATACGACGTGGTAGTCTGCTTTGAGCTTCCTCCGGAAACGGACTGATTGCAAAAGACGGACGCTTTTCTGACAATAGTCGGGAGCATGTACTCCCGTCTTTGGTTTTTGTCAACAAGCCTGTTGAAGATGGTGATGTCCTTGCCATACTTGTCGGCAGTTATCATGCTGTCCTCCTACGGATAATATCCCCATGGCCGTTTCTTCCCGACGCACCTTGCGAGCAGCCCCGTGAAGCCGAGGTAATCGTATGCAGCCTGATACATTGCATTCCTGGCTTCGGACGCATCCACGCGCCCATACGATACGGAATAGCCGTCGTTTGATTCGCTCGATACTCCGCTCACTGTTGATGACGAAAGCATCCCCTCTCCAGACACCGCAATGTTGTCAATGACGGCGCACATGGCCATCTTGACAGCATTTGCAATCTTGTCGGTCATTGCTTCTGCAGGATACTTCGGTATCCTCCAGGCAGTGATCATGTCGATGAAAGCTTCGGCTCTTGCTTCATATTGATCGAACCGGTCCTCGTCAGCCTCCATTCCGCCGTATGTATCACTGTAGAACTGCCAATCAACATATGGACTTACAAGGACGGTCTGGGCTTCATTCTCATTTCCCATATCTTCCTCCATACAGAAAAAGCCACAGGCTCAGGATTTTCTCCATTGCCTGTGGCTTTCGTTTCAAGGTGCGTTATTCTGGGACTCGCATTATCCTCTGGACAGGATACGGGCGATGGCAATCGCCTTGTGGTTCATGTACTCGGTGTTCTCGCCATCAGCAGAATGGACGATCTCCCAGTTCCTGCCGTCCTTCAGCTCTTCATCAGTCGGGGAAAGACGGGACATATACGCCTGCGTGAAGCTGATTCCCCAGGGCGCGAAGCTCTTTCTCTGACGGGAGAACAGTGCGTCCTGGCCACCTTTGGACTTAGGATCGCGGTCCATCTCGTACGGAACCTTAGCGCCACAGTCGGTGTACTCGATCATGCCGTTGCCGAGCAGGTACGTGGTGTACTGCGTATAGCCTTCGGCGGTCATCTCGTAGTAGTTGCCGATGGAAGCGACTGCAGGCTCTGCGACGGCAGTGTACGTATACCCTGCGCTTGCGGATCCGCTGCGGGTGTAGTAGGTCTTTGTCGCGTCGATGGCTTCGTCGCTTGTCTTTGCATAGGTCGGCTCGACCTCGGTCGCAGGCATATCATCGTCGATCAGGACGAGGCGGCCATTGACTGTTGCAAGGTTGACATCCCTCTGAATGCCGTTGGCGTCATTGTACTTTGCGTACACGAGGATCTTGAGGTTCTCAAGATTCGTTGCGACCATGGAATGCATAATCGCAAGTGCAAAAGAGGACTTATTGTCACCGCACGCCTTCTGCATGGTGACATTGACGGTAGACCCGTCCATAAGGCCCTTGTCTCCGTTTGCATTCACCTTGTCACAGATGTTGTTCGTATGCGCCTTGACGAACTTTGCTCCCTCGGTATCAGCCATGCTGAATACGCCTTCAAGGATTGCAAGGATCGTGCGCTGGTCGATTCCAACCCAGTACTCGGCAACCTGCTCGGCAACGGATTCAAGGAAATCCCTTCCGCCGGTGAGGTCGTAGGAAAAGTCCTGCTCAGTCCAGCTGTTCATGCGGCCGACAACGATGCGGCTGTGCTTGAACGTGGTCATGTCGTTGGACGGCATGTCGGTCACGCCGTCATAGTTGTACGGATTGGAACCGGTGATCAGTCCGCTCAGTGCGGTGGAGATGTAGTTGCCGCCGGTCTGGTCGCGCATTACAACTGCCAGGTCCTGCCTCTGGCGGATAGCTCCGGAGTTGATGAGCATGTTCCTTCTCAGGTTCGGTACGCGGTCAACGTAGCCCTGGAACACCTCTCCGTTGAAATACTTGCGGTTAAACGCTTTGATGCTGCTATCAGGCATTGTTCTTATCCTCCTTAATCATCTTTAAACAAAGAGTTGATGTCGGTGTCGGGATGCTCGGATATGAAGCGCATCTTCTCGGACAAGGACATTGTCTTTGCCCCCTTCTTTGTGCCTCCTCCGGTCCCTCCTGCGAACATCGGCTTTTTCTTCGTGTCTTCTGCAGGCTTCGGTTCCTCAACCACAAACGTGCCGGCATAAGCTTCGTCAGCGATAAGCGAGTCGATGTAGTCCTTTGCGCCAAGAAGGACGCCGTTCTCCATCTGAAGGTTCTTCTCATGGAGCTGGCGTGCGATCTCACGTCTTGCAGGCTCAGAAGTGAACTTGTACCCACGCAGGAACGAGTCTTCGGCATAGGAACGCTCACGTTCAGCAGCCCTGGTCTGCATCTCCTGCATGTCAGTGTCATACTTCTTCTGAAGATCATCGAGACGCTTCTGCAAGCCCTCGGCATCAAGGTCCTTGAGTGACTGAATCTCCTTGTTCAGGCCCTCCATCTGCTTCTGGGCTGCCGTAAGGTCTTCGACTTTTGCGTTGAACTTCTTTGCATCGACATATCCGCCTTCGGACAGATTGACGAGCTTGATTTCTTTGTCGGCATCGATCGCAGCTTCAAGCTGGTCGTAGGTCATCGAGGCTGGAGTTCCATCCTCGTTGACGGTGAACAGTTTCTTCAGGAATTCATAAGCCATGTTTATCCTCCTTCTGCTGATTTGGCTTAAACGCCGGTTCACTCCGGCAACTGCATAGACCCTCTTTAAACGCCATGGGTCAGGGCGAAGATCCGGTTTAAACGTCTGGGATCACAGACGGTATCAAAAAAGCCACCGATGCATGGAAAATGCATAAGTGGCTTTTTATGAGCTATATTAAACTGTATTTGCATATATCCGCCGTTTTTATTCACGTTGAGAACGAAGTATGCATGCGTGGTTAGGGGTAATATATGTGTTGGCTTCCTGAAAATCGCATAGAAAGCTTTTTTCAGGAGACTGCCGGCCTGAATTCCACATTATCCAATGTCGTGGAACACAATATTCTCCCATTTCTTGTAGGCGTCCATATAGAGCTCCTTCTTGTCACCGTTGTATGTCAGCTCGTAGTACATACCATCGCTGACATTTGTGCTGACGAGAGCTTTCCAGTTCTGCAACGTCTTGGCGAACCAGACGATGTAGCAATCATCAGGGGCGATCTTCTTTCCGTCTGTCACGTCAACATGATCATTGTAGTATTCAGCAACGGCTTTTCTTGCCGTGTCAAGCATGTGGCTGTTCGTCATGCTATACTCTCCTTTCTTGTCATGTACTATCTATACTTGGTGGGTGCTCCTGTATGCCTCGAATTTTGCCGTAATTGGGTTCGAGGATGCGTCAGGGATACTTTGGTGTGGGATTGGAGGGGTAGGTTCTACAAAGGCGTAAAAACCGCCTTTTTAACGGTTCTTGCCTCCCTTCCCCTTTTTGCCTCCTTTTCCTTTCTTTCCGCCTCCGGAACCGCCAGAGCATCCGGAACATCCAGATCCATGTTCATATATTTTCATCAGCATCTCCTTTATGGTTTCTGTGCAGACGTTGTTCTCGATTGTCCTGGTATCCTGACTCTCAAGTAGTCCTTCTCCATTCCTGTCTGTCTGCAGAAGTCTGTCAGTTTCGCCCTGCGCTTCCTGAGAAGTGCTTTGGCATCTGCGTACCCTTTCTCCAGTTCAGACCTGGTGTCATCATCTCTGCAGGCATCTAATGCTTCTTTGTAGGCGGCAACCTTCCTCTTGGCATCCCTTATGTCCCTTTCCATTTTTCGCATCTTCTGGTTCGCCTGATAATCTGTGTACTCCTTTCCGTTGTACGGATACTTCTCGGCAGCGTAGCCATCTAGCATGTTCTTGTCATAAGCCGGCAACGACAGTCCGGGAAAGAACGGGTAGAAGCTGTGGCGGCAGTTCCATCCGCACAGACCGTCTCCTTCCCCGTATCCGGTTTCATCGTAGAAGTTCGGGTACTCGTCAGCCCCGTCGATCTTGAACACCTGTCCCTGCCATTCCTGATGCGACGGCCTTGCGCCAAAATGAGCCGATGTCTCATAGTATTCAGCGCCCATATCCTTAGCGTTCATTTCCGTAAGCTTTGCGGCTGTCTGGCCGATTGCGGTCAGCAGGTTCATCCTCGCAGCTGCTTCCAGGTGCATCCTTGCTCCGGAACGGTACTGCACCCATGCTCCTTCAGAAGCGCACTTATCAACAGCATAGCGGAGCGCCTCTGCATAGGAAAACGCCCCGCTTTCGACTTTCATTACAGCTTCGTTCATGACCTGATAGTACAGGGTCTGTGACTGTGCTGCAGACGTGTACATCAGGTTGTTCAGTGTCGTGTACGTCCTGTTGGCATTGGCCGCAAGGATCTGCTCCATCGTAGGGGACAGCGCAAGGCTGGCCTTAACCCCGGTTCCGGAGACAAGCTCTGCATCAAATTTCATGCTTGCAATGCCGGCATCTTTGAACATCTTCCATATCTCGGCCTGTGACCTGTTGGTGCATTCAGCGACCTGCGTGACAATGTCGTTCAAGACCGCGCCGGATTCCTGTGCGATCTGTATCTGCCATTTCGCAGTGTCAGTGACCATTCCGGTCTTTGCTATCCTGCGGCAGATATCATTCGTGATCGCCTGATCAAGCTCTCTGTACATGTTGATGACATCATCAGTGCATGTCAGCAGGTATTCGGGAGTGAGCATCTGTCATCCTCCTCTTTACTCCTCGGAAGGGAATTCGGTAACGTCGGGCATCATTTCCTTCGCCTCTTCGACACTGCATCCGAGATACCATGCGAAAAACAGTTCCGGCTTGTACCGGCCAGCCTGGACCCATGCCCACCTGCGGTTGTACTCAGCCTCCGGATCTTCAAGGACACCGTCTCCCCATGTGCATGTGACCTCGACATTTCCTTCCGGAACGATCTCATACAGGTGGATCAGCGCCCGCATTGCATCAACAAGGTCATGCAGCCCGTTGTCCCAGGCGCCCTGCATAAGGCTTACCGTTCGGTATGACCTGTCCTTAGACATCTTGATCTCAGTGGCGGTCTTCGTAACCACTTTCGGGTCAGACAGTGTACCGTAGGCGAGCCCGCAGTTCAGCTCAATGGTCTGCAGGTGTCTGTTGAACCCGGCAACTATTGAAGCGTCGCGGATGGCAGGGCTGTACGGCTTGAGCAGCTCTGACTTGCCTGTCATGTCCATCGGGAACGTGATGTACTTCCTTTCCTCCCCTTCCGGAAGAATCGGGTTTCCTCGCCGGTCCACTTCAAACAGGGAACTGTCTGCGAATATCGCCGCCTCGGTTGCGTCGTATTCCCATATCAGTCGCCCGTACTGCTTATCGGCCTCGCGGATTGCTTCGACAGCCCTTGAATACACGGAAACCCCAATCGGGGAGCCTGTGTCAATGTTGTTCCCGATCGGGGTCTTGATATACACGAACAAAGGTTTCTCAATGCCTTCGATGACGACCGGCTCTTCTGACAGCCCGGCCCATTCAGGAATATCTGCAAGCGGAATCTGCCTGTGGAACCGGTCCTTGACAGTGAACATGTTCTGGTCAAGGTAATTCGAGACTTCCTCGGATTCATAGGCCTTGTTCGTCACCGTATACGTCGTCCCTTCAAGCACGTGGTATTCGAGCCTCGTGTACAGGCGGTTGCCTGACTTCTTTGTCTGTACGAACACAGCGGCAGTGACTCGTCCGTTGCTGTCAAACGCAGTCGGATAGAAGTCATCGGCAAGCACGAAATCCAGATTGATCGACTGAGGCTTGCCATCTTCGCCAATATCTGTAACATACGGCTTGATGGCTATCCCGCCATACGCCGCATACTTCTCCACATAATCAGGGAGGTCGCTTAGCCTCTTCTTTATCTGCTCATGAATGAAGTCAGCCTCTGCGCTCCCTTCGCACAATATGCTAAACTCTGTCAGGATCAGACGCGAAAACTCCGTGCTGATGGCAGCAGGGATATTCAGCGCGATGCTTCCTTCGCCCTTCCAGTACGGGACGTTGTTGTACATCTCGATCCATATCTTTAGGGCCTGTTCCATCGCTCCGGATGTGACGACCTCTACGCTTAACTCTTTTTCAATACTGTTCTGCGGAAGCAACTTTCTCAACACCTTTCTTATCAGATCGCCTATCCACATTTGCCATTACCCTTTTAACTTCATGTACCGGTTTATGCTTCTCTCGAACGACAATTCAAACGCCTGCAGGCTGTCGGTATCGACCGTATTGTTTTCCAGTCTGTGCAGGTCTTTTGACGTTCCTTCCCATGATGCGGCAAGCATGGCTTCTATCAGCATGCCGCACTCGCCCTTTAT